ACTGAAAAGCCTCCACAATCAATATTATCTTCATATTGAGCATTTACGGTAATGTGGGAGTAATCAGTTGGACCGTTTTTCCTGATAAAGATTCCGCGCCAATGACCTGTTCCTGACGCGGTTGGAAGTGATTCCTTCGCCTGATTTTTCACTTTTGGTCCAGTTGGAACTTGAACCAGCAGTGCGTCCTTGTCATCAATACGAACAGCTGACTTAGACCACAGACGAGCTGTGTGAACATAGTTATTGCACTCCAGGGTGCAATCGGCATGTTCAACCATAGTTTCTCCAAACATGTCCTCTTTGAAGAAGTGGCGGGGGAGCATCAAAACTCCTGACTCCATGTACATACCACGTACAACTCTAGGGGTACTACCAATGGTAGCTTTGATAATAACTAAATTGCGCCTGATGGCGTTAGCATTCTCAACAGATGTTCGACCAGCTAGAGTGTGGGGAGATGGAGCTACATAAGAGCTGAAAGTAAACCAATCATTCCATGATTTCTTCTTCTCAACGACAGTTCCCGCCTGTGGTTCGTTGTCATGTCGCATAGTGTTATACAAACTCAACGCTGTGGCTAGTAAACCAACCAAACCTATGGCCGTAGGTATAAAAGCGTTAAATTCGTGGGCATTCCTTTTCATTCTATCATATAAGTCACTCTGAAGCTTATCATCTGGCTTAATTCTTTCACAGATGGCTTGATATCGGCGGTGACATCCAATGGCACGTCGGTGCCACATGGATAGAAATCCAAGAACGAACACTGCAAAGCTCAATGCTAGTGGAACTTCCCACCAACTCAATGTAGTAACCTTGAAAGTGCGAATTTCAACTTCGCGGGTGAGATAACCCCAATAATGAAGTTTTCCAAGGAACATTTGAGTTAAGTAATAGGGGTGGGCGTTTGATCCAAGCCAATTCATATCGCGCACAAGTTCATCGTGCAAATTACGAATGATAGGAATTGAAGAGTTACCGCTAAATAGAACTATAAAAGGCAAACAAAAGTTGACAACCAGTGACAAAGGCACAAAAAACATGAGATATTGCCAACTCATGATTAAGTCCACATCAGAATCTTGAACTCTAGTGCCCCAGTAACCATCAGATGCTACTATTTTCCCGTACATTTTAACGTCCACGTACTCTGGGAAAAAAGGGGCAGATTGCCACGCTGTTCGATTGATCTTCGTAACAGTAGTTTGATGGTAGGTCATCACTTCTGGACCCTCAGCCCAAATAAAGATGCTTTGGAGTAGCAGTGTGAGGAAAAACACTACAAAGCCAATAGTAAATGCTCGCTTAAATAAGTACGTAAGCGGTAAAAAGATTTGATACTCTGCCGCTACAGCTCTGGCATAGTAATCTTTAGCTTTACCAAATAAAGTGAGTGATCCATCACGTCGCTGGCACCAGGCACTAGGTACCAAACTAAGGCCGGTGGTACCTACAGTTGTGGGAATCCATTCCAACTCAGCAATAAGCTCTTCGCGGATAAGATTCGCAGTGCTCTTGTCAATAGACCACAAATGTCCAAATTTGACGAAAGGATTCAACCAAACTGACATTAGATCCCAAGCTATTCCAGCAGTGGAACTGACTACCATAGTGGCTAAGCCAGC